TAGGTCCTACTGGAAGTACAGGAGTAACTGGCCCTACAGGTCCAACAGGTAGTACTGGGGTAACTGGCCCAACTGGTCCAACAGGTAGTACTGGGGTAACTGGCCCAACTGGTCCTACTGGTGCTGCATCGAGTGTTGCTGGCCCAACTGGAAGTACAGGGGTAACTGGTCCTACTGGAAGTACAGGATCAACTGGCCCAACTGGTCCTACTGGTGCTGCATCGAGTGTTGCTGGCCCAACTGGCCCAACTGGTGCATCGGGTAGTTTTGGTGGTGAAACATTTGACTACACGTTTGACACATCAACTACAAATTCAAACCCAGGTGCTGGTAAACTAAGATTAAATAATGCTACATTATCGTCTGCTTCCTTGTTATTCATTAATGACACAGATGACCTAGCAGTTTCAATATTTAATTACCTACAAACGATTGATGATTCAACATCTACTATTAAGGGTCATTTCTCTATTACAGAGAAAAGTAACCCAACAAATACAGCAATGTTTGCCATTAATGGAACACACACCGAACACACTTCATATTTTGAAGTTCCTGTGAGCTGGTTAAGTGGTGCGACTTCATTTACTAATAATTTAGATATTCTTATTACATTCGCAAGAACTGGTGATAAAGGTGATACTGGCCCTACAGGAAGTACAGGTACAACAGGTCCAACAGGTCCTACTGGTGCTGCATCGAGTGTTGCTGGTCCAACTGGCCCAACTGGTGCTGCATCGAGTGTTGCTGGTCCAACTGGCCCTACCGGTCCAACTGGTGCTGCATCGAGTGTTGCTGGTCCAACTGGCCCAACTGGTGCTGCATCGAGTGTTGCCGGTCCAACCGGTCCAACTGGTGCTGCATCGAGTGTTGCTGGTCCAACTGGTCCAACTGGCCCTACTGGTGCTGCATCGAGTGTTGCTGGTCCAACTGGCCCTACCGGTCCTACAGGTGCCGATTCAACTGTTGCTGGCCCTACCGGTCCTACAGGTGCCGATTCAACTGTTGCTGGTCCAACTGGCCCAACCGGTCCAACTGGTGCTGCATCGAGTGTTGCTGGTCCAACTGGCCCTACCGGTCCTACAGGTGCTGCTTCAACTGTTGCTGGTCCAACTGGTCCAACTGGTGCTGCTGGTTCTGTAAGTGGCGTTGGTACAGACACTCAAGTTATATACAACAACGCAGGAGCTTTAACAGGTAGTGCAAACCTTACATATAGTCAAACAAACAATACATTAAGTTTACTGGGAACTGACGCTGAATTTATATTACAAGGAGTGACAAACGAACCTCCTTCGCCAGCTTCTGGTAATTTAACGATTTATAGTAAATCTATTGCAAATAGAATGATACCTAAGTGGGTTGGACCTTCTGGATTTGATACTCCATTTCAATCTAGTTTTGCAGTAAATAAAATTGGTGTGTGGAGTCCTCCTGGTAATGCAACAACGGTACCTGGGGTATTTGGATTTACTGCTCCAACTGCTATAGGTACAGCAACATTAAGAACATCGGCAGCAACAAACATATTTACCAGAACTCGCAGACTTGGTTATAACTCCGCCGCTACTGCTGGTCAGGCAGGCGGGCACTTCCAACCAAATGCAATCTATACAATTGGAGACGGTGCGGGTCTTGGTGGATTCTTCTATGTATGTAGATTTGGTTCTGCAGATGCAATTGCCACAGCAATCTCATTTGTTGGGTTATCTAACTTAATTGTAACTCCTGTAGTTACCACTTCTCCTGCCACATTTACTAACTGTATTGGTATTGGGTGTGCAACAGGTGATACAACGTACTCAATATATTATGGTGGTTCTGCAGCACAAACTCCAATTGCATTGGGTGTTGGGTTCCCCGCAAAAGTAGCATCAACTGATTTAATTGAATTGGTATTATTTGCACCAACTAACTCAAATACCACTGTTGGATATAGAGCGACTAATTTAAGTAGATATTCTGCATTTACCGCAGCAATTGTTGGTACAGCAATGACGTCAAGTGCTGTTACAGTTGGTACTATAAACATTGGTCAATTAATACAAGGTCCAGGCATTGCCGCTGGTACATACATTACTGCTGGTTCTGGTACCTCTTGGACTGTTGGTGTGTCACAAACAATTACTACAACAGTTACAGGAACTACGCAAGTATCTGGTACTTTAACCGCAGCAACTGCTGGTACACAATTACCACTATCATCTACGTTCTTGGCACACAGAGCTTATCGTTCAAACAATGCTACTGCTTCTGCGGTATTAATTGATATTGCTTCTGTGTATATAGAAACAGATACATAATTTCACATCTTGCATCACTGCTCGACAAGTATTATAAGTAATTTAAAGAAAGGTTACTTATGCTCAAGCAATTAAAAGATGTGAAATTTATTGGCGATTTAAGCCTACAAGATGCAGATGTATTAGCAAACTATGCCAGACAATCAAATTCTATATTAGAATTTGGTACCGGCGGTAGTACTCAAATTATTGCACAATGCAATCCTGGTATTAATATAAGTATTGAAACTGACCCAGAATGGATAGCAGTTACTCAACGAAGATTAACCCAATTAGATGCGACACCTGTAGAGTTTTACTCCTATGCAGACTTAACCATTGCAACACAAAACAAAACATTCGATTTAATATTTGTTGACGGAGTTGATTATCTTCGTCGAGAATTTGCCATTGATATGTGGCCACTATTAAACATCAATGGAGTAATGATATTCCACGACACCCGTCGATTCAATGATTTTCAAAATGCTGCATGGGTTGCTCAATTATTCTTTAATGAAATATCATCTATTGATATTAATGCCGCAGCCAGCAATGGCAAAAGTAGTAACATGACGATACTACACAAAAAAGTTAACGAACCTTACGAGAACTGGAATCACACCGAAGACAAACCATTATGGGCATACGCCGCCGAATCAAATTCAGAAGATTTGCCACTTTGGGAACATGTTATAAAATAATGATATCATACGAAAATAAAATTTATTCTCAAAATGGCGAGGATGGTATTATCTCTCACATTTTTGATCATATAGGCACAACAAATAAGATTGCAGTTGAGTTTGGAGTAAGTGCAGGCGGCGACGGCCTAGAAACAAATACTAGAAACTTAGCAGATAAAGGTTGGAAAACATTTTGGTTTGATGGCGAAGATGCACAGCATATTCCTACAAATTGTATCTTTGCACAACGATTACTAACTCCCGACAATATATGTCAAGCATTTGCTGAACAAAATATACCGCAAGAATTTGACCTGTTATCAATTGATGTTGATGGTAATGATTATCATTTAAGACAGGCACTTGCTGAATATTCGCCAAGAGTATGCATAATGGAATACAATGGTTGTTATCCAGCTGATGTAGAATACATAATGCCACACGATGATAGTTACCAATGGAAACTTTGGGAAACTAACTTCGGTGCAAGTTTGCTATCATATACTAATCAAGCTAACAGTATGAACTATGATTTAGTTTATTGTGATTCAAAAGGTGTTAATGCATTTTTTGTCAGACGAGATGTTAATGTGTTTACTCCAAAAACTTGCCAAGAAGCCTGGGTTAAGCTATGGTGGTCCCTATGATTCCAAATAATATTCATTTTATATTTTTTGGGTTTACTGAGTTTATTAATGTACATTACATGGCTATTAAGTCAGCACTAACTGTACATAAACCTAACAAAATATTTTTACATTACACACATCCTCCAACAAATAATCCGTATTGGGATGAAATTGCTACATTAGTCGAATTAGTGTATGTCGAAGCACCGGAACATATAAACGGAGTTCCACTAACATCATTTCAATATAAGGCAGACGTTGTTAGATTAGAAACATTAATTCAACAAGGTGGCATATACTTAGACATTGATGTAATTAGTATTAAACCATTTGACGATTTGTTAAACAATTCTTGCGTATTAGGAATTGAAGCAATTGATGATAGTGAGTCAGTTGATATATATCAAGCCAGAAGTATTACCAATGCTGTAATTATGTGTGAACCAAATCATCCGTTTATTATAGAATGGTTGAATAAAACTGCTGAAAATATTACAGATAAACCGTGGGCGCATCATGCTGTATGTTTACCGCTTGAAATATTAAAAGAAGGCATGTATGATGTGCATGTAGAACCACAGCGTTCTTTTATGCCATTTGATTTTAATGATAGGTATATTTTTGACAATAATCCTGCTAATATTAATAGATTAGACAATTCATATACTGTACATTTGTGGGAAACAATTTGGTATGATGAATTAAAACTTATAGATAATAATTATTTAGATACCGTTGATAATTTGTTTACTCAACTATTTAGAAATCACAAGAGAGAGAAGAAAATGAAAATTGCCGTATATTCAATTAGTAAAAATGAAGAACAATTTGTTAAGCGTTTTTGCGAATCATCTAAAGAAGCAGATATTATTCTAATTGCCGATACTGGTTCAACTGATAATACAGTTAAATTAGCTCGTAAACATGGTGCAGTAGTACATGATATTTGTATTAGTCCTTGGAGATTTGACAAAGCACGTGACGCTGCACTAGCATTATTACCACGTGATATTGATGTGTGTATCAGTTTAGACTTAGATGAAGAGTTGCAACCGGGCTGGCGTGAAGAAATTGAGCGTGTATGGAAAGAAGATACTACTAGATTACGCTATAAGTTTGATTGGGGGTGTGGCATTGTATTCTTCTATGAAAAAATACATCACAGAAGTGGTTACCATTGGCATCATCCGTGTCACGAATATCCACGTGCAGATATGCGCACAAAAGAAGTATGGGCGCATACCGATATGTTACTTGCTATTCATAAACCAGACCCTACTAAGAGTCGTGGGCAATACTTAGACTTATTATTAGTTGCAGTTACCGAAGATCCACGCTGTCCTCGTAATGCGTTTTATTACGCTCGCGAATTAACATTTTATACACAATGGCAAGAGGCTATTAATGCATTAAACAAATATCTTGCTATGCCCGAAGCAATATGGGAAAATGAGAGATGTTATGCTATGCGATTGTTAGCTAGATGTTACGATGAATTAGGACAAGATGGTATTGCGTGGCACAGAAAGGCATGCGCCGAAGCACCTAATACTAGAGAACCGTGGGTTGATTTAGCAATGTCTTGCTATCGTCGCATGGCATGGGCAGAATGTTATTCAAGTGCATCTAATGCGTTGGCTATTAAAGATAAATCATTAGTGTATACTATGGACCCAGAAGTATGGGGCTCGAAGCCACACGATTTATTGGCAATATCAGCATACCATCTTGGGTTATTTAAAGATGCAATAGAACACGGACAAATAGCAGTAGATTTAAGTCCAGGCGATGCTAGGTTACTTGCAAATTTGAAGTTCTATCAGGCTTATGCTGAACAGGAAGCTCTTACACCACCCGATGCTTCGGTGATAGTTACAGAACCATAATCGCTAACTGCCTGTACAGCAATCTTACTGCACTTAACAGGAAAGCGCATTTCTCTGCTCTCACCGGCACGTAGTAATGCACACTTACTTGGGTCAATTACCGGATTCTCACCTACTACAAAATAAATTGCAACCGACGAATACAGTATAACAACTCCCTTTTTAAGTACAGGACTTTGTTGACTTATGTTTGTAGCAGATAATGAGTATGATGCCATGTTAGTTCTCTAAAGTAATATTTATAGTCAAAATGAAAGGCCCCGTAGAGCCTTTTGTCAAGGTGAAAGAAATCTAATTAGATATCACGCACTGCATACTCTGAAATCTTATGTGCCAACATACCAGGAATTGTTAAGTACGGCCATTCTGCTTCAAACGGACAAGGTGTTTCTCCCCATGAGCCTGTTGTAATAAACGTTTTGTAAACTGCTAAGTCTGTAGTCTTACTTGGGTCAAACTTGCGTTTAGAAAATTCTTGTTGTTGTGAATAAAGTGTATTAACCATGTTATTGCTCCTCTTCGTTATTATTGTTACGTTCATGTAATATTACAATTGCCGCTGATATAATTATTTCCAATGAGTTGTCACTAAACTCTTGCTCTGTTAACCATGCTATGCAATTGTCCATGGTCATTATACCAGATTCAGTATCGATTGCAATCTCTTCATTAAAGACTGCTTGATTGATGTTGTTAGCTAAAATTATATCGTCTATGTTCATTACACCACTTCCAACATGCTAGCAGGAACATTCCAAATACCTTGCGCAGTTGCAACCTGTACATTCTTAATTGCAATCTTACGCACTGTACCTTTTACAGTTAAACCGTTACGTGAGCTAACCCATTGCACGTTGTCGCCAACAGTTAAGCTACGTTTAGCTTGTTTACCTAATTTTGCACGAGCATACTTGATAGCATCGACAATGCTGTTTAATTCGTCGTTAGTAAAAGTACCTTGTACTAAAGCATTTGTAATTTGTTGTGCGTTCATTTTTTATTACTCCGTGTTGTTAGTGTATGTATAGCATTATACAGTCATTTTACCAAAAGGTCAACCTCTTTTGTATCGATGTCCTCGGAAATCTCCAGCTAACTGCCCTTTAAGTGTGTGGCACGGCTGGCATAATTCATCTAGATTATCTGGATGATTATTTGTATGGTCGCCATCTTTATGATCAACTTGGGTCATTCCTTTAGCCCAATCCGGGGCGTTAGTTAAATCAGTAAAGCAAGTAAACCCAAGGTGCCCATCGACATTATTACATTTACCAGTCTTGAACGGGGTCACCCCGTGTCTATGTGCATGTCCACCATAGCTAGCTTTTTGGCAGTGACTACAATGAATTCGCCATCTTTTATTACCTTGTTCATCTTTGTGACTATATGTAACCGGTTCATCACATCCGTAGTTAATGCAAGTTGGTCTAAAATTAAACTTAATAACAGTCATATCATTTCTCGTGTTGTTAGTGACAGAAGTGCTATTCTATACTCATTTTATCAAATTGTCAAGTGATATTTTTGCTTGACTTTTGGCTAAAATCAGCGTATAATGTTTGTATGAATATTACTTTAGTTAAAGAAAACTATCACTGGATTATGGAGTTACACTCTGAAGGTTTGGTTGCGGAACGTACAGTGGATAACTGGGGTGCGGCAGTAGATTCAGTTACTGAAGAATTAAAAGACCGACAGGGCGTAAAGCGTATGTCGTATAATACTTGGCATTGGGATGGTAGACGTGAGATTGAAGCACGTGAGTACATCACATATTTTTATTTGAAGCATAGCTAATGTACAAATATACACGAGTTCAACTAAACTTAAATTTGCTGCCAGTGGACTATAACATGACACAAACAGAAGAATACAAGTGGTGCGTCGAAACATTTAAGTTACCAACTGAATTGCGTGAGTGGTATGTAAACGGCAGATGGAATCATATTGAATTTAACTTTCGTGACCCAGCGCATGCACTAATGTTTTCATTAAGATGGGCATGACAGAATATATCGAAGTATCACTTACTGGTGTTGGACTAAATCAACGCAGACTTATGCAGGCATGGTGTTGCGAAGTATTAGGCATGGATAAAAATGATATGACAGATTTGCCTGTTATATATTTTGCAACAGAAGCAGAGGCGGCAATGTTTTGTTTGAGGTGGGCATGACAAAAGTTGAAATTGAGGATAGGAATTATTATCAGGCTCAGGCAATGGTTACATGGGCAGAAGAAAATACACCTAGTTTTGCCAGGCATGATATTATTATGAACCAATTTACATTCACTCATATACGCAGATTTTACTTTAACGCAGAAGAAGATGCTATGTGGTTTAAGTTGAGGTGGGCATGATTACTATAACTGTTCCGTATCGTGCAGTGCATAAAGCCGCAAGTGTGTTAGATAGAAAAAGTATTACAATTACTGGTGAACAGTTTTATAAAGCATATCGCGGACAAGTGGGAGATAATATGGGCATAACTGATTATGTTGTTACGTTTGATACAGAAGAAGATGCTACTATGTTTTTATTGAGGTGGGCGTGATATATAAAGCGAAAATGCCAGAAGCATACGCACGGGTTGAATGGTGTAAGGAAACATTTGGTGGCACTGGCGAGCCTAATTATGATAGTATTAACGACATTGTTAAAGGTCTACGTTGGTGGCGCAGGATGGGATACTTATTCTTTCGCAATGAACAGGATTATGTGCTATATACTTTGAGGTGGGCATGAGAGCAAAGTTTGAGTTTGTCCACGAGTTGGGCAACGATTTACTAGCAGTCGTCGATGATAGAACTTGGTATGCGAATAATTACAATGATATATGTACATGGTTGGAGATGCAAGATATCGGTACTGGTGGTATTACATATTCAGCGGGATTAATCTTATTACCCAATGAGCATGTTAAAGATTTGTTTATATTGAGATGGGCATAATGGAAACTGGAACAACTTGGTATGATGATAAAACAATAGAATATTATTGGGTAAAGCCTGCTGATTATGTTACTTTGCCAGTGGCACCGCATTATGAAGCAAAAGCAACGTTTGATCATTATGATGCTTGGCTTACGCAAACATTTGGTCCAGGTGGTTGGTGGTATGATGATGCTAAATGGATAGCAAGTGACCGTAAGTATTATTTTAAAAGAGAAAAAGACCGTATGCTATTTTTACTAAGGTTTAGCGAATAGTGGAATACTATCATACAGATGGTGGCTGTCAGAACCCTTACTTTAGATACAGAATTCCAGTTAAGAATGTAATTAATGAAATGTTTTTGTGGTGCGATGAATATAAACATTACAGCAGGTATCATTGTATATGGAAGGATGTAAGTGGCGGAGTTAGCAATTTTATACAGTTTGAACATGAAGAGCCAGCAATAATGTTTGCATTAAAATTTGGAGCACTATGATAGATACAAATTCAAAAACGTATTGTCCATTGATTTTCCATGGTATCTATGTTGAACGAACTGGCAACGGAGCATATCAAATTGCACCTTGTTGCACATCAAAAAAATCACAGGTACTTACTCAAACAATTGATTTTGTTAATAATCGGTATTTAAATGTAATACGAACTGCTGCAAATAATAATGTGCGAGCACCACAATGCCAAAGTTGTTGGGTAGTAGAGGACAACGGTGGGGAAAGTAGACGTCAAGTTTACATGGATCGCTTTAAAGAAAATCAGGCTACTATCCCCGAGTTAATTAGTTTAGATTACAATACATTACCAATATGCAATGCTAAATGTATTATTTGTGGTCCGTATTTCTCTAGTGCGTGGATACAAGATGCGCAATTGTTGAAACTTGGTAGTCGCGGTGCAATTACTATTATAGATAAAGAACAAAATCAGCTTGATGGATTAGATTTAACTCAACTAAAAAGTGTTTATTTCAATGGTGGCGAACCATTATTAACAAATGATCATGTCACTATATTAACGCAATTACAGAACATCAATGAAGTAGCAGTATCATATAATATAAATGGATCTTGCTACCCAACAGAAGATGTGCTACAATTATGGAGTAAAGCCAAAGAAGTTACTTTGTCGTTAAGTATTGATGGTATTAACGAGCAGTTTGAATATATTAGAAATCCACTGATATGGAAACAGGTAAGTGATAATATTGCTAAATTAAATAACTGTTTGCCCAATCTTAAAATTAATATAGCATATACTGTTGGCCTTCATAATGTGTTTGGATTGCACGAATGTATCAATTGGTGTAATACTAATATAGATAAATTTGATGTTGCTACACAATTTCATGTGCATACCGCAAATGGCAAATTGGATATTAAATTTGCAGGCAGAGAATTAAGAAAATCATTCTTAAATGAATTGTCGCTAATTGATAATAATAAATTTTATTGGGGTACTTCTCTTAAAAATTATGTTAGATCTACAGTAGACCCAAGCAATGACTGGATGGATTATCTATATAGTCTTGACAAAATTAGAAATACAAATTGGGAAACTACATTTGTAGAATTATATGAGAACAGTTTAAATGATAGATGATTTACATAATATATGGGGTGTGACGCAGTACGCAACTCAGCCGCAGTTTACCTGCTATGAATCGGTGCAGGATCAATTAGACACGTTTACTAAAGAACAGTGGGTTAAAGATCCAGTTGACACAATACAGCAAGTGTTTGACATCTATCGTGCTATAAACATTACTCCAATTGTTTATTACACAGAAGAAGGGTTGATTACTGCTATTAAAGAATTATCCGAGACTGTTACTAATAGTGTTAAGAATAATGTTATCAACTTGGGCAACAATCAGGGGCAAGGTATCAATAGATTTTTGTTTCCAAACATGATGACTGCTGAACCAAAAGGGCGCGGCAGTAATAGTCTTAAAGATCGCTTCTTAAGTGATGCAAAGTTACGTCGTGCCATCAACTTGTGTTTCGAATACAGAGAAGGTAACAATTTAGTTAGCCCAACTGCATTACGTCGTGCATTAGAATTAGTAACAGGTGAGAATGTACAGAACTTTAAGAGTCTAAATGCACGTGCTATAGTAGAACATTTATGTCCTGTGTTATGGGGTAATGTCTATGATTACAGTGCGGGCTACGGTGGGCGCATGTTGGGTATAACGACTAGTAACATGCGTTACAACTACCAATGTATCGACCCTAACACAGAAACAGTTAAACATTTAACATATTTGAGTGAGCTAATAGAACAGGCAGTGGGTAACAAAGGTGTAATTACACAATCAGTATCAGAAGAGTATGAACCTGTTGATGTTGACTTAGCATTCAGTAGTCCACCATACTTTAACTTAGAGAAGTATTCAGATGAGCCGACACAATGTATGGTGCGCTACACTACATTAGACGAATGGTTTGAGGGTTATGTTGCGCCCACTATGAAGAACATACACAAAGGGTTAAACAGTGATGGTGTGTTTGCCACTAACATTGCAGACTATAAGTCATATGGTAATAAAGAGTATGCTGTAGTTGAACGATGGATTGCTACTGCTGAGAAGTTGGGCTTTAAACATTCAGGTACAATTAAGATGATGCTTAACACTCGTCCAGGAGTAGGCAATGACAAAACAGCAGGTCGTGAGAAGTGGGAAGGCGTTTACGTCTTTACAAAATGATTAGTTTTAGAGAACTAACATATCCGCAGATTGGCGAGCGAATGGAGTGGGTCGAAGAAAACATCGGACCACGTAAATATTATCTGCATATTGCACAAGGTGGAGAGGGTTGGTCGTATAATTCAAATTCTCGAACTATTACTATTAATGATAAACAGTGGGAAACTATGTTTATACTAAGGTGGGGAGCATGAGAGTATTAAACAAAGCAGTTTGGCCACACCAAGTTACATTAGACCCAACGTTTTTGCCAGACGAAGAATACGGTGTTTATGATGTACGTGAACGTTGGCTAAGAGAAAATATGTATGAGAACTATCCAAATCGATGGCACATTGTTGGATATAAGCCCTTGACTTATTGCTTTAGTAACAGCGATGATTACATGATGTTTTTATTGAGTTGCGCATGAGTTTATTAGATGGAGCAGACGGTCGCAAGTTTATAGCAACGGGTCCATTCGATGATGAAATGCCATTCCACTATATTGTTATTGCCGACATATATTATTGGATGGAAAACGAAACAGATATACATTCGTGGATGGAAGATAATTTACCACGTGGTAAGGCACATCATGCAGGTATGATGATTAGTTTAGACAGTGAAATTGATAGAACTGCTTTTTGTTTGAGGTGGGCATGACAGGGTGGAAGGAAGAGCGGTTTAAATTTGCAAGGTACATGCCATGGACGGCTTGGTATGCTTGGTATCCTGTTAAAACTATAAGTGGGCGATGGATATGGCGCACTACAGTATATCGCAAAAAGGGTAACAATTATGTGGACAACGAAGATTGGGCCTGGTACTTTTATGGCGATGATTTTGATGTGTTAAGAACAGTATGAGTAAAGTACCATTACATACAGTAGATCCATTTGAGGATAGTAGTTGGTCTGATGAATATTGGGATTGGCTTGCTGACGTGGAAAGAAGGGATTGGAGTGATTGGGACGAACATCCATGGAAATGGTATGTAGAGAAAGAACTGCGTCAAAAACAAGGTTGGATACTGGTTACAATCAATCCCAATCACAAAGATGTCACAATAATCTACTGGCTTAAATCACAAAAAGCAATATTTAACCATAGCAACAATGAGTTCTTGATTAAAGATGAAATGTGTGCTACAATGCTTATATTAAAGTTTGGATAATAGATCATGGCAATAACAGGTAGACAACGTGGTAAATCAACATTAACTTTAGAAGCCGCCATAAGGCAACAAGCAATGGCAATGCAGAAAAGTATTGATAAAATGATTATAGATGAGGTTGAGGTACTGGGTATGAAAAAATATCATAAATGGAAATCCTGGCGTGACCGTAGAGGCCGCCAGATGCATCGCATAGGTGCTCGCGACGAAGTGCGTGAGTGGCTTGAACAAGAACATAGTCAACACGGTGTACATAATCCCGAATGGTGGAAGTTAGGTATTATGATCAATATCACAGATCGATTATACACACTATTAGTATTAAGGTTTGCAGAATAATGGCTAAGACAATAGCAATGAATGACCGGCAATGGGCAAAACTAAAAGCTAAGATTGTAGAAGACTACGGGCAATCTACAGTGCTAATCAGCTGGCGACTAAGAGATACGCTAGGATTTACTGTACGCGAGTATAGAGATTATTCAGTTGATAATTGGGCACGTTGTACTATACGCTTAGACTTTTGGGACGATCATTTAAACACAATGTTTCTTTTGAAATACAGCGATTATCTTAGCAATACATCTAACTCGGACGTAATTTAATTATTGTAACGTATGCGTTTCTAATACATCTGCATCCATACCAAGTATTTCAAATATTAGTTTAATGTTTGGGTGGACTGCACCAACATCGGACTCTGGTATCATAACAAACTTAGCAGTACCATCTGCTTTAACTGCAAACACATAAACATCTGCATCGTCTGCTGGACTAATTTGGTCTACGTACTCTACACTTACTTCTTCTTCGGATTTTGCCATTATCATGTGCCTTAAGATAAGTTATATTTTTTGCAATCTTCTTTAGTAATTTACGCATTACTAAATGATCACTTCCAAATGTACGGCGGTAGTGTTCTAAATCTAAGCTCTCCATTGGTTCTATAGTATTTAACTTGTATTTTAAAATATAGAATCTAGCGGCTATGTTTGCGGCATACGCATCTATTTCATCGGGCATGCCTAAATATTCTTGGTCATTTGTTGCATTACTGTGCTTACTAACATAACCTCTATTCATTATAAAGCGACGACTTCTATATTGATGTTGATGTCTGTATTCATGTACCAACGATTCAACTAATTCAAGGGTAAGATCATCTGCTATCTTGCCTGTAATAAGCCATGGAGATTTTTTAGCCTGATTAATTATAAGAGTTAGTTTGAATTGCTTACGTCGTTCTTCATCTAAGTTAGGGTCGTACTCTGCACCAAATGTAAAGTCACCCGGTGAAAGTATACTATTATCGCCACAGTAGAAATCAACTTTAATTGAATGATGTTTATTAAGATGTTTGCCAAGTTGTCTGACAAAGTTGTGTGGAGTGATTCTTTTGTTAATCAAGCCTGCTACCCATTTTGAAATACTTACATACTCAACAATAGGATTTAATATCATGGCTAACTACCGCCGAGTAAAGTTGATCCACCAGAAAGACTATTGTCACCGGCTGCGCTTGGCAATCCAGAAAATGGATTACTAGTCGGAGTAAATTGTAACGGAGCAATGCCATGAGCTTGCATGAGTAATTTATTTTTACCTTCAGCTAAACTTGCTTTAATTGCTTCGCCGTGTGCATCATCTGTTGCCATATTGTGCAATACATCTGTTACTCCCGACCCACTAGCGTCTGCGCCCAATGGATGTAGTCCCATACCAAAGCTCTTAATACTTCCTAAACTAGCAGGAGTTGGTGTAGTTAAATCAACTCCTGCTTTAGTCATTAAACTAGAGGTTGTACTAATCATTGCATGCACACCTGCTACTGCCGCTGTTATTGCACTTTCGCTACCCGATGCTAGGGCGGCGGCCATATCATTAATTTTTGGACCACCAGCTGCGGCTTGTGTAAAGTCTGTCATATTTGGAAGACCATGCGCACCGTTGCCTAATCCAGTCATACCATCTATATCGCCTTTTAAGTCACCCATTAATCCACCTAAACTCGGTGCAAATGCATCTAATTTAGAAACACTTGGGATAGTAATTCCATTTAACATACTTGCCGCAGCAGCTGGGCTATCAAATTTTGCACCCATATCACCGAGCTTAGTAGCAACTCCTTTCAAGTCTGTAGACATACCAGCAACGTCAGCTGGATTAGATAATTTTTTAATATCAGTTAAATCTTTAAGACTTTGCACACCACCTACCCCAACTACTGGCGCAATATCTGACCCCATTGACCCAATTGATGCATATATGGTTTTTCCGGCCGGAGGAACAATGCCCATTTGATTGGTTATTGTAGATATAATTTTAGGGTCGGTAATTGAATTCAGTACTTTATCAATAGATGAAGCATACACTGGATCGTGCATCTGGGTAATGTCAACTCCAGCTTTAGTTAATTCTGCATTTAGGCCCGATGCATTTCCTAATTTAAGACTTGATATTTTGTTAACTAGGCCGGCCGAAGAACCAAAATTATTCATATCTTTAAGATCAAACGCAGGTCCTGCCGCAGTAAATGCTTTAGCGGCACTTGGTAGATCGCCTAGTACTTTATCTACTCCTTGTGTGGCCATTGAACTAATACTTGATATGCCGCTACCGTAATCGCCAAATGAAGTATTTGCTATAAAGCTGGTAGCTGATTTTATTTCCAATGCATCGGCAATATGGCCCTGTGCTTGCATTACTACCTGACCAAATGCTGCTGGATTACCTGCTGGCAATAATTGTTTACTCTGTGTGTCTAGATTTGTTGCAGCCAATGCTAGATCTGCGGCAAGTGTGGGATTATAACTAGGGGATAGAACATTACCATATAGTGCAGCTTTAGCTTGCATTGCCGAGATTGCAGAAGTAACAGCTGGAGCAATTTGTAGTGCCCCACCTTTAGCTAATCCAGCCATGGCAGTTAATGTCGCTGGTGTAAGTGCACCAGCAGGTGTGGCTAGAGATGGTTTAAGATTTTCTAGTACTGCACTACCTGCTTTAGCTGTTACCAGCGATATATCATGTTCTGCCATTCTAAATCCTAAGTTATAATGCCGCCGGCACCAATTGGCTCAATGCCTGTTGTTGTATGTATATAATGATTTACTAATTCGTTACTTGTTTGTGCATGTAACATCACATGACGTTTATCAATGTGTATACTCTTATTTAACTCAGATGTAAACAGGCTTTGCATCAGGCCAATGCCTTGTGGGCTTGGTACCACTATCATTGGTTTAGATACAATAAATTCATCAGCAGTTTCTTCAACTACTTTAGCAATAACTTCATCACCATTTACTAATTTAAATGATACTAATGTATCCTTGGCATACTTATTAGTTACTAGCACTTGTTTCTCCTAACATTTCGTTTAATTGTTCATCGGTTAATTTTTTTAAGCCTTGGAAGCCACCTTCAACAAATAGTTTGCCATCTCGATAAATTTGCGGCACTGTGCGATGACGTTGTTCCAGCAACCATTCACGTGCTACATCATCTTCATCAATTTTAATTACTTCGAATGCAATCTTTTTTGTTGTTAATAAATTCTTAGCCTGCTCGCAAAACGGGCAATTATTTTTACTATATACTGTTAACATCTCGGCTCCTTTAAATGTTCAAATAATGGCCAATTTGCCATACGTTTAATTTCCATAATCCCAAATGATGTAATAATACCACGTTGTTCGTTCAATGATTCCGACAGAACAAACACATATTTCATATGATTGGCATCGCCAATAAATTGTTCTAATTCTTGTTCACTCGAAACAGGCGATAATACATATTGTTGTGTGCTTTTATCGTACACCGATACTTTGCCGCCTCGTTTAGTTATACCTTTCCATAATTTAATCCCATCGTCACTTAACATAGAATCACTAGAAAATATTAAATTATGATTCTTTACATCAGATTTAATTATAAGATATAAATCACTTGCAAATGGTTTTGTTCCCGATGATATAGATGGATTTTTTGAAGTTAATTCAACTTTACAAAAATTTCCGTTCATACTTGTGTCTACAATAAGAGATACATTGGTAGCAGTTTCGTCACCTACCCAATATGTTATCTGCTCGCCTGATTCAATTTTAAATACACCCGGAGCCACGCCAATAACTTCGGCATCATACTGTAGATTTTCATGAATCATTTCTAGCTGTGCATTAAAATCATTGCTGCCAGAAACTCGCATAGGCATTTCAGTTAGGAATACATTATAGAATGTTGTATAGTCACTCATAGTGTTGGCAATTCATCATAGTTCATCTCATCTGACATAACTCCAATAACATAGTTAGTTGATTCAGATTCTTGTAATGCTGTTTGTTTCTTGCTTGTATCTGTATGTTTATTAAACCACGGAATCGGTGTCGATTTAGGTGCAGGGCTAGTGTAACGTATACCAATTTGTTTCAAGGCATCTACGGCTGTATAATCAACAAATTCTTTAAGAATATTAGCGTTTAGACCAATAACCGGACCCATTTTGAACAAATAATCGGCCCATTCTTTCTCTTCGCGAATAACGTCTAAGTACATTTGATATACTTCAGCTTCACATTCTGCTTTGATTGCAGCAAAGCGTGGGTCTTCTTTAACTACTTGATTGATTAAAAACGCAGTCCATTCTTTGTGTAGTAATTCGTCTTGTAAGATTAAACTAATAATATTACCATTACCAATAAAGATACGATTTTCTACCATAGCCAAACTTGTAGCAAACGATACCATAAAGCGGAATGCTTCTAGGCCGTAACTAGCGTGTAGAGCTAACCAAATAGCTTTAATATGTTCTGTTTCACTAACTTTGTTGCCAAGTTCAGCTTGACAATTAATCACATGTAATTTATCGTAATAGTTTCCGATTGTGCTAGCCATGCTAACAATCTCTTGTGTATCATGGATCGTGTTAAACACATCCTTTGGCACGTTGTAAATGTTACGAATAATGTGACTGTAACTTTTACTATGAATGTTAGTTTCAAAGAATGACCAGTTACTAATTAACGCTTCTAGCTCCGGTAGACTTACGACTGGTCCAAACACTTGATTGGGTGCGCGACCTTGTAAGCTATCTAATGCTGTTTGACGTAACAAGTTAGAAGTAAAAATGTGTTTAACTGCATCACTGGCACTCTTAAAATCATTGGCATCTTTACTTAAACTAATCTCTTCTGGTTGCCAAAAAAAGCCACGTGCTGTAGCTTCATAATCTGCAATTTTATTGTACTTAACTTCCTCAAACCGTTGCACTGTTACTGGACCTGCTGGATCCAAAAACATCTTACGTTGTAGATAGTTTGTTTGTTTTGCTAAATCGTATTGTTCTCTACTCATTTATAATTTGCAGCTTTCGCAGTCCTCTTCATCATCATAATCTATCGGTGCCATTGTTGGCGCCACTTCTGCAACCATCTTACTACCTTGTTTATTAATCAAGCTATAGTAGAATGTTTTCAATCCCCATAAGTGTGCTTGCATTAAATTCTTAGCAATTAACGTAGTTGGTACTTTTCTGTCCGCAAAGTGTGCTGGATTGTAAAAAGTATTTGTACTAATTGATTGGTCAACGTAAGCCGCAAGTACTGCCGCAGTTTTTAAGTATGCGCTACAATCTTTCTGTTCCCACATGAGTTGATATTTATTTTTCAATTTATGATATTCTGGAACAACTTGTGTAAAGCTACCTGCTTTACTTTCTTTAACGCTAATCAAACTCATTGGCATTTCAATACCATTTGTGCTGTTAATAACTACTGAACTAGACTCAACTGGTGCAATTGCCATTAGTGTTGCATTACGTACACCATATTGTTTCATATTATTACGTAATGGTTCCCAATCTAGTTCGGGCGTAAAGTCTGCTAACTCATTAACTCCGTTGGCACGATTCTCCCACGGAAATGTACCTTGGCCGTAACGTGTTTTATCAGAGTCTAAACATGGGCCACGTTCTTTAGCAAGTTCAACTGTAGCTTCTGTTAAGTAAAATGCCTGATGTTCCATCCAGCTTTTAACTTCTTGTAATGCATCTTTTTCGCCGTATTGTAGACTGCGTTTAGCATGCCAATATGCTAAGTTAGTAATACCAATGCCAAGTGGTTGTAATTCATTGTTGCTTAGTTTACTTTGAATACTTAAAAAGTCTTGATAATCTAAGATGTTACATAAGCTACGTTGCAGAATACGACAGGCACGACGCATGTCTTCTGGATTGCGGAAAGCACCCCAATTTATACTACCAAGTGTACACAGGGCAATGCGACCAGTTGGATCATCTAGCCGTTTGAATGGCTTAGTGGGTAGTAAAATTTCGCAACACAGATTACTTTGATATATTGTATGATATTCTGGATCAAATGGTCCTTGCTTCATAACGTTATCAATGAACACAAGATAGATACGTCCTGTATCTGTACGTTCTTTTAAGATGCCGCCTTTGAATACTTCTTCGGCTGACATTGTTTTCTTACGTAAGTTCTTTTGTTTTTCGTACTTAACATATAGTTCTTCAAATAGTTCCGTATTGCTGTAAAATGCTTCGTATAAATCTGGCACTTCATTTGGGTCAAAGAATGTAATGTTCTCTTTATTTTTAAATCGTCTCCAAAAGAACGCACTTAGTACAACACCATAGTCCATGTGGCGGACTCGTGTTTCATCTGTACCTTGATTATTTTTGAGTACAATTAAATCATCGAACTGATGATGCCAAATTGGATAGAATACAGTTGCACTTGCATTACGTATACCACCTTGACTGCAACTACGTAAATCACCGAACCATTTCTTTAAGAATGGAATCATACCTGTGTGTTGTATTTCACCACCACGTATAGGCGAACCTAGACTACGTAGGCGCCCAATTTCTAAACCAATACCCGCACGTTTACTAGCATACTTGGCCATCATTTCACCAGATGCAAATATGCTATCTAAGTCATCGTCTGCTTTAATTAGTACACATGAACTAAATTGTTTAGTTGGTGTACCGAGACCGGCGAGAACAGGCGTTGCAAGGGTGAAAAGGCTGTCACTTGCGCATGTATAGTATTCTTTAATAAAACGCATACGTGCGCTGTTAGGTTCTTCTTTATGAAATACAGTTGCCGCTGCAATGATATATCGTATTTGTGGAGTTTCATATATCTGTTTAGTTGCACGATTGCGTACAAGATATTTTTCAATTAATTGCTCAATGGCTGCATATGAATATGATTCATCTTTAGTATGGTCAATGAACGAATCCATTTTATCCCATTCTTCTTCTGTATACCATTCAAGTAGTTCTGCTGTGTACAATCCTGTCGCTACATTTGTCTTAACAATATCATACAAGCGAGGTGGCTCATAGTCGCCATACACATCTTTACGTAACATAGATAAGCGTTGCTTGCCTGCTACGTATTGATAGTTTGTATGTCCGATATCTGGATTGTGTTCTACGTCTATTAGATCTACGATAGCACGGAGTGTAATTTCATCAATCTCTCGTGTACTAATGCCATCGTAAAAGTGTGGTTGTGCTTTGATTTCAATCATTGACTGACTTACATCTGCAATTCCAGCACATACTTTTGTAATCTGGGCTTGCCATTTCTCTACTGCTAACGGGGCGCGAG